AAACTATTATTATCAAGTGCTTTTCTTAAAGTTTTATCGCTTATTTTTAATTGTTTGATACAATCATATTTGCATATAAATTTTTTTATAAGTATATTTTCATGTGTATATTGGCCAATACCATCTTTATATAAAATTGGTTCTCCATATTTATCTTCAAATTGAGTAATTAATTCTTCCGGACATTTATCATATAATATATAATAATGTCCTTTGGTTAAAGTCATATTTTTTACAGGATTATCTAATGCCGATGATGATACATAATCATTTTGTAATGCTGCTGTTTTCCTATCTATATAAACATTCATAATTTCAGTCTTTTCTTTATTTAACTTTGCAATATATCCAAGATTTTGAATTTTAGTTTGTTTTGTCGGAAGTATATTATAAAGTATATTTGGGTCTAAATTTCTATCGACAAAAGACCATCTAAATCCATTATAAATTGTATTTTCTACAACAGCTTTATCAATACTTGGTCTTTTAACTTTGAAATTGTATTCTTTTAAACATTCAGCAACTGATTCATATACCTTAATGATTGTCATCGTTTCAGAATTAATTTTTTGTAATCTTGGGCCTAATGTTATTAATGGTTGGTCAAAATTAGTAGTTGTTTTCGTCTGCATTGAATTTAATTTAACTAAAATATCTTTATTTATGTTTTCTAGATTATCCATTTTAGATGATAATTGTTTAACTGTTTTAACTAAATCTTGAACTAATAAATTATCATTATTTGTGTTTTTAACTTGTAGTAAAAGTTTTAATTGTTCAATTTCAAGTTCTAATTTATTTGTATCATTATTATTAAAATATTTTAAATTATTATTTACAATATTAAGTAATGTATTATATGATAGATTTTTGCCTATAAGAAATAGTTCTAGTTCTGATTCATGTCCTAATAAATCATTTACTTTATTGCATCGAATATGTTCATGTTCTTTTATGAAAGTTTCAAAATCCTTACTTTTATTAACCGTAAAACAATCTAATAATAAACATTCTTCATATTTAGATTTATGTTCTTTATATCTATCTATAATACCTTTACGACTTTCACCTACTTTTACAATATATTGTCCATTATCAAATGATTTAATTTTTATAATATAAAAAATAGCACCTATAGTTGCATATTCATTTAATAATATTTTTTCTCTTTCCATTATCTTTTGTTTTTCTAAATTTTTTTCATATTCTTGTTTTTTTATGTATTCAATTTGTTGAAAATTAGTTTGTTGTTGTATTAGTTGTTGCTTTAACTCATCACTTTCTTCTTTTATTATTTCTTGTAAAACATTTTCCAATTTAATATAATAATCATGAATTTCATCGGCTTTTTTTGTTCCAGCTTTTAAACAATATTTTTTAAAGGTTTCAATATTTAACATAAATATTTCTTTATTATGACCACCTTTTGTATTGGATGATTGCTTTCCCTGCAGGGAAAGCGATAGTGTATAATCTTTATTTAAAATAAAATGTTTTTCAAGAAGTACTTTTGCTTTAACTTTTTGCCCAAAACCTAACCATTGCCACACATTATCTAAGTCAATTACATAATCATTCTTGTTATCATGTTTCAAATAGCAATAAAAACTTGCTAAAAATATTTGTTGTTCATAATTATTAAAGTTTTTTTGTACCTTTTCAATTAATTTTGATTGATAATTACCATTTAATTTGGTAATTGGATTACTTTCAATAAGATTTACTATATCTATATTCATTTTATATATATTAATATATTAATATATCTTTATATTGCTTTTTGCTTTTATATTTAAATAGTAATAATAAATTTATTAATAATTATATAAAAAAATGATTTTTATTTATATTAGCACATAATTAAATAATTATATTAAATAAAATGTCTAATTTAGCTAAAAAAGATATTAAAAAACTGTGTAAAAATGAGAATTGTTCTCCTATTAAAAATGATATAAGTACTGAAAAATGTTCATTATGTGATGGATATTTTTCTGATAATGGTATAAATGACTTATATTTTTTAGAAGAAAATAATGAATCTGGTACATGTTCATTATGTGGTAAAGAAGAAAATATATGCATAATGAAAGGTTCTGGGCAATTTATTTGTATGAACGCATGCGATGATGAAGAACTTGACACATAAAATACATAAATAATACATAAATAAATAATCTTATTATAACAAAAAATTATATAAAATATTTTTATATAATTTTAAATAGTACAAATTTTTACCAATTCATTATTACAATATAATAAATATTTTTACAAATATTTAAAATATAGCAATAAAATACCGATAAATTCTTTTAATTGCTATAAGCCAAACCTCCCATACCTGACATAATACGTAAAACGTTATAGTTAGTGGCATAAACACGGATCTTGGAACCAAGAGCGGATTTGGGGGTCAATTGTAATTGAAGGGTGGCGTTATCAATACGGGACATATTACACGTGCCGCTCGGTTGATGTTCTTCAGGTTTCAAGGCGAAGGAATAAACGTTGATACCAGTGGGAGGAATATTGGTGTGGTGTTGGTAAGGTTGAACCAAGTTGAAGTAAGACCCAAGTCTTTCTTGGAATCTATCGTGGCCGTTCAATTGTAATTTAGCACGAACAGTGGGGTTTCTGCCGGCGTTGATAGGACCGAAACCAGCGTGATCGGAGTAATCACCAGCAGTGGTTAAGGCACCGAAATCAGTAGGGGCCAAGTTATTGGCATTGGGACCAGGACCAGCGGGTAAGTTCATAGAACGAACTTGGGCATTGGTGGATCCACTGGAGATACCTCCAGCACCAGTGTTAATACCGGCTTCTTTCAAGTAAGCAAGGTATTCAGGGTCAAGAGCTTGGGTACCAACGAAGGGGAATACGTTGGTGGTATCTTCAACATTGGTGAATACAAGTTGAGAAGCATCAGGAAGACCTTGGCTGTTAAGGTTGTAATATCCAGAATCAGCATCAAAATCATCAGTGTAGTTGTTCCATTGGTTGTAACCAAGTTTGACAACATCATCTCTTTGAACAACCCAGATAAGTTCTTTGACGGGGTGATTGAGGTTCAATTTCACCTTGACGTTGGTGTTGACTGTAGATTCATCACCGGTAAATTGTAATTGCTCGATCAAATATTCGTGAGAAGTTTGTGCGAATCTTCGACGTTCGTCGGTATCAAGGTAGATATAATCAATGAACAAGGAGGCATATTCAAGAGAAGGTACACAGAAGGCATCAACAGCACCAGAAGAAGAAACACCACAGCTGTTCAATGAACCACCAGTGGATACATAGCATTCAGCTTTAGGTCTGAATTCAAGTTCGATTTTAACTTCATGGTATTGAAGAGCAATAAGAGGTAAGGAAAGACCAGGGTTTCGGCAGAACCAGAATTGGAAGGGTACGTATAAAGTGGTGGCTTCAGTGCGTTGAAGACCAGTGCCAGTTAAAGCAACAGTGTTACCAACCATGTTATCATAACCGGATTTCAATCCAGGAGGAATGGTTAATTCATTCCAAATGGTCAACCAGTCACCGTATTGTTTGTCAATTCGTTGACCACCGATTTGTACTTCTACGGATTTAATTAAGAAATGACCAATGAAGTTGACCCATCTGAAGAAGGCAGATGAGACAGTGGCTTCAACTCTGGGTAAAGTTACTTGTAAATAAATTCTATGGATCAAATCACCGTTTCTGGAAACAGTGCATGTGACTTTCTTACCGAAATCGGCAGTACCATTGAATGTTTGTTCAATGGCTTCCATAGCAAAGTTGGTATGTCTACGATAAACAACTTTGAAGAAAGTAATTTGGGGATTACCTGTTAGATAAACATCTTGTGCGCCATAGGCTACTAATTGCATTAAACCGCCAGTCATTTTTTTATAATATATACTAAGAAAAAAATTTTGGAATTTAACGTAATAATTAATTAATTAATTAATTAATTTTTATATATTTTTAATATTTTTGTATAACAATAAATTATTTTTAATTAAAAAAAGATGTAGAATATATCAATAAAAATAAAAATTATTTTTATAGAAATTTTAGAAAATATAATAAAAATTATTTCTTAATATTTTCTATATTCAAATTGAATTTTATAAATTCTTCTAAATCAATTTCTTTTGTAATTAATTGATCTTTATTTTTAATAAATTCATAATTATTATTTTTTAATTTTTTTATACACCATCCATCATTTAATGCATTGCATAGGAAAATCATTTTTTGGATATCATTATATTTGAAATTATTTAAAGAATTGGTTCCAATATTAGAATTTCTATTTTCTAAATTTTCCATATATAAAAAATAAAAATAAAATTAAAAAAATATATGTCCGTATTATATTTTTAATAATTTACTTAAAGTTTTCATTACTATTCTGTTATATACATGTCTTCTAAATTCAAAAATGTGAATAAACATAGTAATACTAATGAAAATATTACAATTGATGCGAAGCATAATGAAATGATCAACTATTTTAGTGAATTAAATAAATCATTACCTGATTTAAAAAAGCAATTACATTTTTTAATAGAAGATTATAAAATTTCTAAGGATAATTCTAAAAAAAACAGTGCGGATTATATTATAGAAAGAAGTTCTAAAAAAGATGCTATTATAAGTCTTAAGGAAAAAATAGAAAATATAGTCACTAATAAAGAATTAAATTCTTATTATTTAAAAGTTGGTTCTTTATTACATAATTATTATGAAAATGTAGAAAATTCTAAAAACAATAAAATAGTTGAAGTTGAAAATTTTGAATCAAATTTATTAAATTATGATAATAATAACAAGATAAATAATAGTGATGATTCTAATGTCAATAATATTGATAATATCAACAATAATAATGATAATGATAATGATAATGATAATGATAATGATAATGATAATATTGATGATAATGATAATAATGAAGATAATATAGATGAAAATCCAGAACAAGATTATGATGAGGATGAAGATGGTAATGAAAATAATATTGTGAGAGAAAATAAAAAAATAATATATAATAGATCTGTTTTAACATTTTTTGAAAATAGAGGTAAAAGTGAAGAACCAATTATTATTGAAAGAAGTGTTGAAAATAATTATACATCAATGAAAATTAGTGATTTTGTAAAAGAAGAATCTAAATTTAAAAAGAAGAATTTTTTAGATGATTATTTACAAAAAATTGACAAGAATTATGTAAATAAAATTAAAGTTGACCATACTATATTTAAATGTAAAATATGTTCTAATGAAATGACTGTTTATCATTCAGAAGGTTATCAAATATGTAGTTCTTGTGGTAATCAAGAACATATTTTAATTGAAAGTGATAAACCATCTTTCAAAGATCCTCCTTTAGAAGTTTGTTATTTTAGTTATAAAAGAATAAATCATTTTAATGAATGGTTAGCTCAATTTCAAGCTAAAGAATCAACAGAGATCCCTGATGAAGTCTATGATAAAATTATTGCTGAAATTAAAAGAGAACGTATAACAAAATTAGATAAATTAGATACTAAAAAAATAAGACAGTATTTAAAGAAGATTAAATTGAATAAATATTATGATCATGCGGCTCATATTTTATATCAAATTAATGGTATTTCTCCCCCTTCTATGAGTAAAGAACTGGAAGAAAAATTAAGATTAATGTTTAAAGAAATTCAGGCACCCTTTTTAGAAGTATGTCCTAAATCCAGAAAGAATTTTCTTAATTATAGTTATGTTTTACATAAATTTGTTGAATTGTTGTCTTTAGATGAATACAAAGTATATTTTCCTTTATTAAAAGACCGTGAGAAATTACATCAAACAGATATGATATGGAAAAATATTTGTCAAATATTAGGATGGCATTTTATTAAGTCTATTTAGTTTATCTTATTTTTCTTTTTAGTCAAATAATTCATATAATTTTTGTTCAATATAAATGAAAATTATAATATATTTCACTTAAGTGTAATCTTTATTTTGATTCCAAATGCTTATAGCCCGAAATAATGCCATATGCAGGCCAAACTTAGGGGAGTTCTTTGCTGTAGGGTTTGATGAAAATTTAGCAATAACTGTATTAGTATCTTGATCTATCCACATGTATTGTCCATAGATGCCGCGTGCATGAATTTCATTAGAACCCTGTTGTTTTGGATTTGGATTGACCCACCAATGATTCTTGTATTGATTACCATTGTATGTTTGCTCTATCCAAGACGATGGAATTATTTGCGTTCCATTGAATGCTTTGCCACCATTAAGAATGAGTTGTCCAAATAAAGCCATATCTCGCGTAGTGCAAGATATACCCCCATTTCCGACAGCTAACCCTTCACTATCTACTGTAATATTAGCATTTTGCTGTGCACCTATTGGTATCCATAATTCTTTTTCTAAGAGCTTAGCATATGATACTCCCGTAACATGAGAAATAAGCCATGCCAAAACATCTGTTGTAGCAGAGCAATATTGAAATTCGGTTCCATGTTCAATTGGCATTTGGGTATCATTGGATACTCTTCTAGTTAATGATGATAAGAATGAACGGAGATTTGTATATGTTCCTGTGGAATTAGTCTTCCATCCACAAGCACGATCAAGTCTAGACATTTCTGAATCTAAAGCAGTATAATCTTCAGAAAAATTAAGTGCAACTTTCATGTCAAGTGCTTGAGCAATAGTTGCACTTCCAAATGCACATTTTTCTAATTCAGGTAAATAATGTCCAATACTTTGTTTTGGATCAATTATACCTTTATCTATCATCTTAGCATATAATATGCCCAGTAGTGACTTTGAAATTGATTGTAGTAAATGATTTGAATTTTCTTTCATATTATTAAAATATTTCTCGTAAATAATATTTCCTTTATGTAAGACAAGAATACTATCTGTGTATGTTTCTTCAAGAATATTAATAAACTTAAATAAATGTCCTTCAACATTTATATCAATATTTTCTAATAAATTAATCTTTGAATCAAATGTTTTTATGTTTTGTGGAATATTATCATCAGTATTAGAATAAAGACTTTGATTTTTATCCTTAGCACATATCTCTTGTGTTTTTAAAAATGTGGATACATGCTGAAAAGCCCATCGATTTAGAGGTCCTTCTTGCCAGAGATCTGTATGAAATTCTATTGGAAATTTAAAGCTTGTTGTTATTTCTGAAAATTTCATAAGATTAATTAAAGAATCATCATTATTCATAGTTTATTACAATATAAAATAACTTCATAAAATGTATGAAATTATGTATAATAAATTTATTATAAATTTACTATAAATTTACAATTTAATAGGATGGTATATTTTATTTTCTATGAACATATTTTTTTTATTTAAAATATCATATTCAATTAATTTTAAAAAAGGATTTTTATTATCTGTTGTTAAAATACCACATAATTCAGGCATAAATTGTTGAATAACAAGATTATGTTCAACACATAAATGAGGTAATATTGTTTCCAAATAACCTTTAAATTTCTTATCAATTGTTAAAATTAATAATTTCATTAATTTTGAAGATAATCGTATCATAACTGCCAATATTCCAATATTATATATATTTGTAAAACCTTTTAATGAATTTATTCGCGTCCATTTATTACTTCGAGTTCCATATTCTGAAACAAATAAATCATTTTCGAAGATATCATGCTGATCAATAAAATCTTTAAAACTTTTTGGATAATATACATCATTTTCAATAATCCAAAAATATTTATAATTATCTAATATTTCAGGACTATTTCTAAAATAATTGATGTACAATGAATGACCAAGTTTATCATAAGATGTTTGAATTCTATTTATTTTTATTATTTTAATATTATTTAAATGTTGTACCAATGTTTCATCATATGTTTTTGAATTATCAAACAAAACAATGACATCAGAATCATTATATATATTATTTATTTTTTCCAATGTTTTTATAAAAATTTTATTAAAATTATGTGTTAAAAATAATATTAAATTTTTTTTCATAATATTAACTATTCATTATTCTATTTTAATTTATAAATAACAAATTAACAAATTAATAAAATAATAAAAATTAATTATTTTTATTATTTAATATTATTAATACATTATTACCACATAATAATAATATTTCTTTTACATAAATATGGATAATATCACATTATTTATATAATATTTTTTATTTTATACATATATAAAAGTTTAGGAAAATAAATATTTCCTAATTAATAACAATATAATTTTTCATAAAATATAACTTAAAAAAATTATATTAATGAAAATACATTAAATATTATAAATATTATAAATACATTATATATGAATAAAAAGGCATTTGAATAAATTACACTGCTAGGTATTGTTCATCTTTAAAATCAGATAATTTCTGATATGGTACATAATAGTACGTAGTACGTACCAAAGATGTAATCAAAAAAATACAATTAAGTACTAGATATAACATACCCACAGTTCCAGGAACAATAAAGAAGTCGCCAGCATAATCAATCATACTACCACCTATAATGCACCAAGTAATGCCACATATAACTGTGACTAAAAGTAATCGAGAACTAAAAAATCCCCAGAAAAAACTCAGTTTATTATATAATCTGTCAAAATCTATTTTAACTTTTTTATTCATATTAAATATAAAAGTGTATAATAGGTAAATAACTTATAATTTAGTTTAATATATATAATCGAAAAATATGCTTCATTTTTTTATACATTGGTAGGATAGTACGTTAAATATGGGTACGGAAAACTACTATAATATTGATAAGGATAATTATATGGTTTTCTATATATAGGATATTTATAAAAACTTAAAGGATCGGAGCCAGTTGTAGCATAATTAAATGGATCATAAGAATAAGTTTCAAAATTCTCCATAGTTTGATTGGAAGCTAAATAACAAGATGAAACAAGTATTAAAATAATTAAAATTGTAAACAAGATTAAATCCTTCATAATAATAATAATACATATATTTTTTTAATATATTTGTAAAATATTATAAATATATTAAAATTATATTAAAATTATATTAAAATTAATAACTTTATATTAAATATATAAATTTAATTATAATATCTAATACATAATTATAATGCTAGATATTTTG